CCGCTTGTTCTTCTTCTGGACTTCTATTTAACCCAAAAATTGCATCAACATGCCTTCCTATCTCAGTACATTTTGCAATGTCAGTCTCTGTATATTTAGTAGATATTCTTTTATACCCCTCAGTCTTTATATGATGAGGAGTCCATACATGTTCCATCTCATTCTTTAAAGCAAGATTAGCCACTTCAAGGTATACCTTTGAAATCCTTTGATTATCATCGAAAGTAGTACCTTCTGTAGTACCCATTAACCCCATGTAATCAATGATAAGAATTTCAAAAGTAATACCATAAAGTTCATGTATCTGATCAAGTATCTGTTGCATATCATCAATAGTAGAAAGGGCGGGAAGTCTCTTAATAAATACTTCTCCTCCTAATCTTTTATATTTGCGTAATATTTTCTGCATCCTTGCATCTTCTTCTCCGGAATAAAGTTGTCTTTTACTTCTTCTACCTATACTTTGTTCCATCCGATCAGCTAAACTATTTTCTCCATTCTCTAAATCAAATAATATAATTCTCTTTCGTAATTTTAAATAACCTTTAGCAACGTTAATCATAAAACCTGTCTTAAACTTTTTAGGTTTGTCTAAAACTACAATAACAGAACCAGCTTCATACCCGCCCATATTAGTCATACGATTTATTTGCTTAAAAGGAGTAGGAAATATTATATCTGTATCCTGTCTTTTAACTTGTCGAGTCTTAATATCCTTAATCAAAAAAGTCCCCCCGACCCCTAGTTCATTTAATCTAGGTCTCATGGAGAACTTAACAGATTTATGGAACATCTCATATGAAGTGAAGTCCTTTAAATCTACATTTTCTATCGTATCTTTGAGATCAATGTACTGAACAAATTTTTCAGCTTTCTCTATAATTTCATCGGGATTTCTTATCTCACCCTTGTATAAACTTCGTATTATCTTTTCAATACCTTCCTTTTCCTTTGAATCAAATTCTTCTTGGTATTTTCTAGAAGTTACTAACTCTCTAAATTCTTCAATCAATAATGCTAAACCAGGGACTGATTTATTCTTACGATAAAAATTCTTTAATGCCTTAGCAATTACTGCATGTTCAATTAGGGTAAAATAAGAATCAGAGTATAAATCTAGAGCTCTAAAACCTGACCTATGCAATACAGTATATCTTAGAAGTTCTAACTGATAATCTATACTAAACTCAAACTTTATTTTATCGGGCATATATTCAAATTTACATATAATATAATATAGTATTAAATAGTATTCACGGATTACTCATAAATGCTACTATTTTAAAGATTATGGCCTAAGAAATTTTTTTATTGCAATATTATTATTATATTTAATTTTTATTAATTAGTATTAATCCCTAAACTAATACCTATCATGGACTACAACGGAGAAATCCATCGTTTAATCGAACTGAAACCTAATTTCAGTAACCCAAAAAACTTAAAACAATTTAATGATTTTTATCAAAGAACCCAACATTTAAGATTACGTTTAGCATTCCAAATTGATCACCGAAGATTAGGAGTTACTAAGGATATAATCTTATCTTGGTTTGATGATAAATTTATATTTGTTTATAATAAGTATTATGAAATAGAACCTGAAAGGTTATTGGGTTACATTATCAATTCCTTACGATTATATAAGAATAGAATTTTAAAGAAAGCATACCAAGGAAATGTATATCAAAATATGGTAGAGTTAGAAGGAGAATCCAAAATAATAAATACAATAGCAAATCCAGAGCCAGAGGAAGATATAAGATTAGAACAAGCAAAAAACTTTCTCAAAACAAAACTAAGTGAGGACGCTTTCTTCATCCTCACTTTAGAATTAAACCCACCCCCTTTCATTATGTGGCGAATAAAAAACCCAAACCAAAGAATACCTAGTAGAGTAATCACTGAATACATTGATTTAGGTTATTCAAAAAATGCAATAAACTATGTTATTCAATTAAGAAAAGAAATCCAAGAAGCTATTATAATTGCAAAAAAATATTTTACTCTAGAAACTTCCTAATGGAAATCTAATATTAATAAAATATACATCATCTGCATCTCCCGTTTCTATTGTTATATTTCCACTAGCATCAACCTCCATTCCAACTATTAACACTGGACCCGCTCCTTCATTAAACATCAATATAGGATAAGTCATAACTCTAGAAGGAATAAAACCTCCAGGTAATGTAGTTAACTCTAAGTCGGCATTTAGTCTTTTTACTTTACCATATATTTCTACCCATTCACTTCCTACTAATCGATACTCTAGAGTATGTCCTGAAGAAGCTTCAAAGTTATTAGAAGTATATTGAGCATTTCCTGCACCCCCTACTTCTTGCCATGCTTCTACTTTATTTTGTTTAGTTATTATCTGAGATTGAAGAATAGCTACATTAGTTAGTAAACTTTCTATGTAATCTGTTAAGGCTCCTGCTACCAAATAAAAATTACTATTATATTCAAATAGAATAGCAATCTCTCCTGGTTTAAGTGCTCTATTTAAATCATAACCTGTATAAATATTCCCACTAGTAATAGCATTATCCCCAATATAAAGATCAATAGGATTACCCCCATCTGTACAACCATTACGAATAAACAAAGGCATACCAGGATTTTTAGTCCCTAAAGTCTTAATATACCTATCCTCAGGTTGAGCTATAGTTTCTGCAAAATCTATAAAATTACCATTATCAGATGGAGCAAGAGTATGAGTACCCACTGTCCATACATAATCGGTTTGAACTTTAGGAAAAAACATTTGGTTAAACCAAGATTTACCACTAAAGGTATTATTGTTAGTAAAAGTATTAGCATTAGCTAATATAGCATACTTAGCATCCATAGTTGCTTTAGAGTATGTAGGACCATCTCCAATTTGAGGAGTATCAGCAGGAGTCCAAGTACAATCACTCCATATAGTAGCATCTTCAGCAACTAATAGTTCCCCTATTACTACTTGTGTAGAAAGAAGTGAACCATAATCCCCAACTGGGGTTCCTGCAGGAGTCCCCTCTATTACATCTACTGTACCCGGATTTAATCCTGGAGTACCATCATATTCATGAGTATATACTATAAGATCAATCCTATCATTATCAGCATCCCCATCATTAATTAGTATATCATCCCAAGTAGTATCATTATGAATTACTAAACCTTGAGAAGTTACCACCAATGAAGAAAAAGCACCATCTACTGATCCAGCACTATTTATAAACTTTATCCCAGAAGAAGCATTATTTAACTGTACATAAAATCCTACTCCAGGATCACCCGTTGTTGGTGCTATAAGGGTATCTACTCCTTTATATCTACCCCCATTTAATATTCCTTGACGGAACAAACTATGAATAAAAGAATCTACGTCATCTCCATAATTTAAATATTGTGTTTCAGCCATAATTTAATTATTTTTCAGATTTTCTAATTCGTTTTTCTTTTGCATTTGTTTTAACTTCAATGCAGCAGTAGCAAAGGTTGCTAGTGCAGCGACTAATGCAGCTACTTCTAGCATATTTACTGGTACTTTACCATATAGTTTAATACATACGTTAAATATTAATGCTAGCAAACATATACAAGCTGTGGTTACCATCATCAAAACTGAGAATCTCATAGCAGATACTTTAGATTCTGCACTTAATAAATTCATTATAAATTCTCTCATAATTTAATATTTAGAAGTTACATTATTAAAAGTGGTATTAATGGGTTCTATGAAAGGTAAAGTTAATTCTAAACTAGTTAGTTCTCCCCCAGGCACAGAAGTTACTCCATCATCTATATAAGCAAATTGTATATTGTAATTTCCCTCTAATATACTTTCATTTACATCATAAGATTCTCCGTCATCATATGTTAATCCACTATCATAAAGATTAGTTGTTCCGGCTATTTCACTTATCCAAATATCATAACCTAATATTCTATAGAATAATTCAAAACCAGTTAAACTTCCTCTCCATTTATATACAGTTATTATATACCTAATCAAAGCTCGGTATTCATAATAATCATTAGCTGATTTTTGAAATACATCGGGAGGATTACCCAATACTTCAGCAAGATGATTTAAAAATTTATTATTACAAGCAAACCCATCTATTATATCTAGAAAATTATTAAGTACTGGATTAAACTCATCAAATAAAGATTCATCATCATCTATATAAGGAATTAATTCATTATCTATCTCATCCCCAAATACTTGTAAATAACGTTCAAAAGTTCCTTTATCATTACTATCCTTATTGGTATCTCTTGCCCAAATATTAGGCCAAAAGTTTTTTATATAATTTACAAAACTTATCATATTACTTGTTCTTCAATTACAAAAGTTAAGTCTAAAATATTTATTACTGGTATAGTATCATCATCCAAATCTATATCATTATTATAGGCATAGGTTTTAAATTCCCAAGTATCTTGGTTATCTAATCCACCCTCAGAATTAATATTAAAAGTAATAATATTTTGAGTATCATTAAGAGGTACCCCATCTCCTTCTATACCGGTCTTATCAATAATACCATTTTTAGATAAAGTAAATGTTGTACCATTATATACTAACTTCCACAAAAGAGTTGTTACAGAATTAGAACTTACCGCACAATCCCAATCCAAAGCAGGAGCATCACCTAAAGGTCTAGCATAAGGAGTAGCTTTAAACCAATTAAGTTTTAAATAATCTACACTAGCAAGGTTATCTACTAAAGCAATTAAATCAGAAGCTCTTACTGCTTTATTTATATCCGAATTATCATAATCATAAGCTTCAGTTAAAGCCTCTTCAACATCAGATTCAATATCTGCTTCTTTACTTCTGAAAGCTCCAGTTATATTCATATGTATTACTATAGGAGTTTCTCCAGCAGGTAAAGCAGATAAAGTTACTCCCACCATTTTTCTTGAAGCAAAGTAAGTTTCTACTGCAGTTAATAATGTACTTGTTGCAATTCCTCCCCCAATAGGTACTATATATAAATCAAGGTATTTCCCCATTTCAAAATCCATTTTAGCTTTACCTACTCCAGTTACTAGTAATGCCATTTCTTCAAAATCCCTTTCCGTTATTGCAGCATTTAATGTTCTCAAACTTATAGGAGCAGTAATTCTAATCCTTTCTACATCCTCATACCCATATCCTCCACTAGCTGCTAACACATTATTAACAGTATAATGATCAGCTCCAGCATCCACGGGAGTTTCCGCAGATACAAGAATAATTATAGTATCTTCAGATACTTTACCTAATATTCCTTCACATATATAATAAGTTCCATCAACCTGAAAAGCTCCAGGCTTTTCTCCCCAAGTTCCATCCCCAAATCTAGCATATGCTATATTGTCTAATCCTATCTCAACTATAAAATCTTTATCTGTACTAATAGATCTTCCCAAAGTATCTTGAAGAGTCCATGCAACAGAGTTAATTTCTATTTCCATACTACCATCGACATACCCTTCTTCTATTGCATATTGCTGATGAGCAGAACTATCCCCTGTTCCTAAATCCACTGCTGCTTTAGTTTTTCGTTGCATAGCATCTACTATTCCTGCAGACTCCCCATCAGGAACTACCAAATCTACTAACGTTACAAACTCAACATCACTATCGGTAGAAACTATAGTACCAGCAGGAACAGTTTCTTGACCAGTACTCCAAGGATCATTACCTGAATCTTCCACTGTAAAAGTTATAGCTACAGTAGCAGGCGAAGCAGCTTTTATTCTATAATCAATAAGTCTAGAATGCTTTACCATTGAACTAAACCTCTTAGCTGTAATAAAATAAGACTCCCTTGCAAAATTATCTATATACCCATGTAGTTGTTCCATAAGACCAGAAAACATATCAATGATTTGAATTAGTAAATTATTCATACTAAAATCATTCATTTCTGGGACTAAGGTTTTATACCTAAGAATTAAAGACTTTCTTACTTCAGCATAACTTCTCTGAAGATAACCAATCCAAGTATTTTCCATGTTAATTATTTATTTCAATTTGTAAGGTTTGTAATTCACCACTGCCTTTTATATAATATTGAAGAATTAACCTTAATTTTTCTTGATACCTAAAATAGTTTAATCCTTTTAAATTTACCTTGGGTTCCCATTTCTTTATAGCATCAACAGTATAATATCTAGCAAGAGCTAAAAGTACATCATCATTAGGTTCACCTAATAATTCAGTTACTACACTTCCATAAAGCCTATTAAAAGGTCTATTACCTACTACTGTTTCTAAAAGCAATAATAAATTAGACTTTATTAAAACAGTATCATTAGAAAGTCCAACAGTAACCGTTGAAGAATTAGAGTCAGGACTTATTAATATTAAGGGAAAAGCTAAACCGGTATATAACATATTTATTGATCTTCAGGGGCACCTTCAAGCAAATCGAAGATAATACCCATTTGTTTTTTAGTTATTTTATTATCAATTTCATCAAAGCGAATTTTATAAAATTCATATTCTTCTTCCTTTTCTTCTTCCATCATAGCCTCATATTCTTCTTCAGCTTTTTTCAATTCCACTACAACTTCTTTCCAGGGTTCTTTTTCTTCAAGTTTCTCTTCAGCCTTTTTTAACTCTTCAGTTTTAGAAAAAGGAACATTATAGTTAACCGCCCCTTTACTAGCAGGAATTAATATAGGTTCTCCATCTTTATCTTTCTTACAAAGACTCATACGTAATTTATGCAAATCCTTTACAAATTCTTCATAGTGTTTTTTCTTTTCTCCCCGGGGTTTTAAAGTATCTTCTAAATCTTTAGCAGGACCTTTAAATAATCTTTCATTTTTAAGTAATGCATGAGTAAACTTGACACCGGTTAAATTATCAGTATCTTCTGACAACCCATGATAAATCTCCAGCATTCTAGGCTGAGTTAAAGTAATCTTGTTACCATCCTTAGTTTTGTCGCTTTTCTTTGCCATTTTCTTATCTTTCTTTAATATTAATATATAATATAATAGTATGTATGTTCGAAGCTTTTAGTTTGTACTTCTACTTAATTTGTATTATCCCAAACTAATTAGAAAAGATTACGTTCACTTCCTTTTTCTACCCAATAAGTTCCGTCATATATTAAGGTTATACTGCCATAATTTACTAATTCTGTATAAGATGACCCAGAAACTTTAACATTCCCACCAATAGGGATTCTTATATAATATGTAGAATCTATATTTACCAAAATTAATAAATCCCCTTCTGTTCCTGCTGCAATAATTGGACTCCCTGCTAAAGTATAATCATCATCAGGATCTAATTTAACATATGAAGTAGTAGGAGTAATTGTTCCAGTACCTGTTACACTAATTGTAGATGAAGTTAACCTAAAAAAATCTTCTACTATTAAATTTCCTTTTACAAGCAGGTATTCAGAATCTACTACCATACTTCCCTCTAATAAAAGATTACCATTATTTCCTACTCTAAAATTATAACTCCCTGTAGATAATAAAGCATCTACAGTACCTAAAATTATGTTATAAGAACCGGTAAGAATATTGTCTCCGGCTTGATAACCTACTAATATATTATAATCTCCTGTAGTGGTCAGTTGTCCGGCCCTTCCCCCAAGGAATGTATTTCCAGTAGCAACACCTCTTAAAGAAGTTCCAGTATAATACCCTACTATAGTATTATCATGTCCTGTAAGCTCATTCCCTAAAACTCCTGTTCCGGCTAAAAACCCAATCATAGTATTCCTAACCGATCCAACATAGCGACCTGCTCTATAACCTATAAATACATCTCCTGACGAATCAATAACTTTAGAATATCCTGCTTGAAAACCTATAGCTATATCCCCTGAAGTACTATTAGAATATCCTGCTTGATAACCTATAGCTACTAGATAAGAAGATGTACCTGCGGCCCCTGCTTGATAACCAATATAAACTCCATAACTTCCTGTAACAACCTTCCCAGCTTCATGTCCTATACCTATATTACCAGTATCTCCACTTATAGCCCCTAATGCTGTTGAAGTACGGTAATTATAAGTATCAACCTTTATCATTCCATTGTCTGCAGTTAATACTTCTTCACCCCCCACGGTTAAACTACTTCCACTAACCACTACATTGCCTGTATCTCCATCAACAGAAAACAATGTACTTAGTCCTGTTATATCACTACCTATTGCTGTAGTTTGACTTGTTGCAAAGCCATATTTTAAATCTGCCCCTATTTCTAAATACGCCCTTTTAATATTAGCAGTAGTAGTTGATATATAACCAGAACTTCCAGATTTAGGTTCTATCCCATAACCTATTAAATTATTAGAAGAAGAATACATGCTTCCATAAGCATTGTATATAGTTGCAGCAACAGACCTACCATAAAAAAATGTAGAACCAGTTGTAGTATGTGATGTTGAACCAAACATAGTTGCTCCTGCTACCTCTAAAGTTTTAATAGGAGTGGCAGTTCCTATTCCCGTTTTACCATCAGCTAATATTGTGAATTTCGCTGAAAATGCATCAAAAGAACCAGTAACAGCGTCGATATGAAATCTGCTATCTCCTTGGTCGTTTCTAATTCTCCAACCAACTCCAGCTGGACCACCCTCTAAACCTATGTCTGTGCTTCCTACTCCTGAATCTAAGTGTAATAATTCTGTTGGACCAGTAGTACCTATACCTACATTACCACCAATAGGATTTAGTACTAAAGGGTAGACTACAGACAGGTCACCTGAATGTGTTGATTGTATCCATAAGCCATATGGACTAGTTGATTGTAATCCAAAATCTGCTAATGAACTTCCTGCTGAATTTTTTAACCTTAAAAATGCTGTACTCGTTGTTCCAGAACTTGCTGGTTGACCTACTGTTTCCTCAATTTGTAATTTTTGAGTTGGACTAGTAACACCAATACCTACATTTCCTAGAAAATAACTATCACCATAACTTCTAAGCATTATATTAGCTACTCCTGCTACTCCTTCTCTTAGTTGTAAATATCCACCAGTTCCAATTTGTCCTAAAGTGGAAACAGAGTCACCAGTTTTTTCAACTTGAATTAAACTATCACCAACTCCTCCTATATGAAGTTTAGAAGTAGGGATAGCAATTCCTATTCCTACATTAGTTCCAAGAACATATAAAAATGGATCGCCTGTTAGTGTCCAATGATCTCCATCCTGTAAAGCTGTATTCCAATCAGCTGAATTATCAGTTATAGAAGTATCCCAAGCCGAGCCTGTAGATAATGCTATACCTGCTCCTGGATATACCATTTCATTATGACCAAGATCATCATTAAAATTACTTAAATTATAACCAGATGGATCAATAAACTCTAACGCATCAGGAGTTGAATCTACCATTACCATAAATCCCCCTTTTCCAACCCATGTTGAAGGAGTATCAGTCATATTTATAAACTCATAAGGAGGAATATTTTTATTTACTATTGTCCATTCTGTTAACTCATCTGCATCATCTATTTCAGCAATAATCATATCTCCTGCTTGTACTGCTTCAGTAAAAAAGATTCCATCTGCTGTTACTGTATAAGTATCCCCTTGTTCTACTCCTGAAGGAGAACTATCTAAATCCGGAGTATTGGTCGCAGCATTATAACCCCCCTTATAAAACATCCCCCCAGTAATCCCTACAGCTATTGCATCCCATACTGCTCCCGAAGTAGGAGAATGAGTATCATCATCAGTAAGGGTAGTTTCAATTGTATTTACTGTAGCTCCCGCACTTAATGTAATACCTGCACTTGTATATGTAGCTACAGCTATTTCATTCACACCAATAATAACAGGCTCATTGATTCTAGTTCCCACTATTATCCCCCTACCCCCTGAAGCCCCTGTAGTTAACTCAATATGTCCCCCTAAATCGTCTATGCCCCATCTTGATATTGATACATTCATACCATGTATAGAAAAATAAGCTTGTTCACTACCAGTCTTTAATATTAAATTTGAAGAGCTATATACTCCTGAACTAGTATTTTCTATTTGAGCTATTGTAGCCGCATTTTGATTAACAACTATGTGTAAAGGATGTGAAGGAGCAGTACCTATTCCTAATGCTCCACTAACAATTAAACTATCATCAGTTTTAAGAACATTAGCTGCACTTCGATATAAACTAGTATCCACCATATCTGTACCATTACCCCACTGTATAAAACCTGAAGCATCTACACAAAATCTCTTGTTTGCATCACCAAACTGATCAACTTCCAGTATACAACCTGTAGGTGAACCATGAGTTAAATTTATTAAATTTACATCAGTATCCGTAGCTTCAATATGGACTAAGTGAGTACCGGCACCAGGATTACCAGTATGTTGATGAACATGTAATAGATCCCCTGTAAATGCTCCTATAGCTTCCAATTCAAATGCCCCATCTGTCGGATCAGGATTTGTCCATGTAAACTTAAGTTGTTTGTTAGCTAAATTCATAGAATAATCTCCTGATGGAGGATCTATATAATCTAAAGATATCTTTCCATCTTTCAATTCTACTCCTTCTATTATAATCCCTGCATCAGTATTATATTCGTTTATG